TCGATTGGCTACCAGACTTGGAAGAGCATGAGATATACTACTTGGCAGCGTTTACAAGAAAAAAATACTGTTCATCAGAACAACATCCTTGGATCAAAGCGGATAAAAACCACTTGAAACGCCTAACGACAACCAAGGAAAGAATGGTATCCAAGATCAAACAATTGGAATGCCCCATCGGTTCTTACACGATGAAAGGTAAAGGTGGGGAGGAATTCGTGGTGCCTCAAGAAAGTTTGGTATTATACTGTAGCCCAAATCCGCGAGACATGTTTAAAGCCACCATCCAAGGTGCGATTGATCTTATGAAAGTGGTGCAATGCCAAGGTAAGAACAGCAATCCCCATCAGGAGATTCTATCCACCATCCAAAGGACTGCTTCCAAGAAAAGGGTTGTCACGTTTGATGTGGATGAGAAGAGCCAGAACGTTCTGGATCGCTTCACCGATGTCTGTGGCAAAGCTGTGGACGTTGTGGAGACGCGAGGTGGTTATCACTTCCTAGTCCATCCCAAGGAGATGCCAAAGAATGAGAAATGGTATCAGACTTTATCGGAGGTTTCAGACGTTACAGGTGACGCTTTACTTCCAATCCCCGGCACATTTCAGGGGGGCTGGGTCGTGAAGATGATCATCAACAACCATTAAAATTATGGAAAACGCTAAAGTAGAACTAGAATTCAAATCAATAAACGATGAGGTTTGTTGGAGGATAAAATCCTGCAAATATCATGAATCAGATTATGGTTGTGAATACGATGCAGATACATCAAGTATGTGGATCAGAAAAAATAATCAACCAATATGTTGTAATTGTTTGAGTGATGATATATATGAAGAAACCGAAGGGATTGATTGGGGGGGTTACGTATGTCTGTCATGTAATCATTCCTGCTTTGATAAGGGATATTGTTGGTTCGACTTTATTGAAGAATTGGGATATGATAAAATTTTAACTTTGACAGAATTTGAACTAAAGCCGAACTATAATTATCAGGAAATAGAATTAATTGAAAACTAGAATACACTGATCACATGAAAATTGAAATCACAACGGAGGAGAAACTAAAAATTCTCAAATTCTCCACAAAAATCAGGCAAAAAAATATGAACACGGAGAAGTTGATCCCGTCCACTCTTCAAAGGAATCCAAAGATTTTATCAAAAAATTTCTGAAGAGTCGCGGGATTGGAAGACGGAATAATCTAATGGATAAAATACGCACGTATTTGGACTTTGACGATTCGGAATGAAATTATGGAAAAATTAGTATTAAGATATCACTGGTGCGTCCCCTACGAAGCTGATGGGGATGAGACTATACCGTTTGAATATGAATCAAAAGAACAGGCTTTTGTGGATTTCCATGAGCTAAGAGAAGGCTCAATATGGGAATTTGAATTTTTAGGTGAGAACTTCAACCCGTCTGATACAGCTAATGTTGAATTTCTCACCTTGGAAGAATGGTTTGAAAGATACAAGCTTAAAAACTAGAATACACTGATCCCATGAAAATTGAAATCACAACGGAGGAGAAACAAGAAATTCTCAAATTCTCCACAAAAATCGGAAAAAAATTTGAAGATGGGGAAGTTTATCCCATCCATTCTTCAAAGGAATCCAAAGATTTTGTCCGTGGATTTCTAAAGAGTCGTGGAATCGAAAAGCCAAGGGTTTATGAACAAGGAATCTATACTTTTGGTGATGTGGGAATGCACACTGACAGTCTCTCTCCAAAATCGGCAATGACAATGTGTTTGTTGATTTCTGGTAGCGGTACATTGTTCGCTTGGGATGGTAAAAAGGTAAATGAATGTCGTATCAACAAAGGAGAGGGTGTCATTTTTGATTTCAATCTTCCCCACTCATTTGAAGCCGATAAAACGTGCCAAGCATTTCTAGTGGATGTTCCCAAAAAATATAAGAAAAATTTACAAAATGGACAATATGAAACTCCCCGATCCAGAACAATTTAACTTCAAAGATGTCACCATTGCTGGGGATGAATGCCTATTGATCACTCCCGATTCAATAAAATGCAAGTGGGTTGAAGACACTCTCAAGTTCCGATCCATGATCATTCGTAAATCAGATCATCACATAATTTCCAGATCGTTCCCAAAATTCTTCAATTACTCTGAACAACCAGATTTGGATAAATTCCCTCTGGATGAGAGATTTGTAGCCTATGAGAAGTTGGATGGTTCCCTTGGAATTTTTGATTCATATAGAGGAGAACTTTTGGCTAGAACGAGGGGGACTTCCAATTTACGTCAATTGGAGAATGGACACGAATTAGATTTTCTATTGGAAAAATATGAGAAATTCTTTGATTATGTGATGGATGATCCTGATTATACGTTCCTTTGCGAATGGCAGACAAATAGTAACATAATTGTGGTTGGAGGGTTTCCAGAACCAAAATTATCTTTGATTGGTATCATCCATAAGGAAACGGGTCTTATGTTTTCTCAGGAGCATTTGGATGATCTGGCAAAAGATTTAGATATTCCAAGACCAGATAAATATCATTACGAATCAATTCAGGAATGTGTCCAAGATGTGGAGATGTGGCGGGGAAAGGAAGGAGTGGTTTTATATTCTGAGAGTGGGAAAATGCGTAAGCTGAAAGGTGAATGGTATCTGAGCCTTCATAAAATTTTTACGGGAATGCGTTCCCTTTCAAATATTTTGGATTTTTTCCTATCATCCCCAAGATTTATAGAATATGGAGATTTTTATAATTACACCGTTCAACACGTTGATTTTGAATTGGCAGAGAAAATCAAAGATGAAATGATGCAAATCACCGAAGCATACGGCAAATTTGTCCATTCGGTCAACACCATTGAACGTGCCATGGGATACATCTCCAAGCTGGACTCCCGTAAGAAGCAAGCAATGGCTATTCAGGAGCATTGGGACGGATTCATGATTCCGCTTGGATTTGCGATGCTTGACAACAAGGAATTGGATGATAAGCTGGTGAAGAAATCAATGGAGAAACTTTTAGGATTATGTGGTTAGAAGCAGAAGAAATTGAAAAATTCATGACCCAAGAAGCTGATCTTTTGAAAGAATATGATAAAAGAAATGAATCATATTTCTTCATAAAGGTTGCAATCTGTCACTGGCATGATAAAAATGGACTACACATGCGAAAGGATATTCGGGTTCTCTCCAGAAAAAGTGGAAAATCTTGGGTGGACTGGTTTGATGAAGATTGTTCGAATTCTGGTGCTGATACGGTATTTAAGAATTTTGAGAATTTGGAAGAAGGAACCTACAAGGTGAGAATGCGAACATTCAAAGATTGGGAGACTGGTTATGTGGATGATTGGGTATATGAAACGGAAAAATTATGAACTTGGAACAATTACTAAAAACAACACCTGAGACGCTTGCGGTTGAGCAACACGATGCTCTAAAGGCACATGTCATCAATGTACTGGAATCAACCCTTAAAGCGGTGAAGGATGAGTATTACAGCGCAATCCAAGAATTAACAATTGATTCTCCTGCGGGAGATGGATATGGTTGTGACAATAATTTCATCAATTTTGGGTATGAAGATAATAAACCTCTTGATATTTGCGAAGTCATGGAACGGTTGATTGAATTGAAAAAGATTGCAAAGAAGAAAAAATGAAAAAGAAAATTGAAACAAATACAACAATCAACGTCAAGATCGGGGATTACGAATTCAATCTAACCAAAGAGGAAGCGGAGGAATTGTATAATTCCCTGAAAAATTCTCTTGGAAAGAACGATTTGACAAAATGGCCCTCCCCTATAAAGGATTACGAAGACCTTAATAAACAATACAAGGAATGGAATCCCGTTCCATATCCAAACCCATACGATATCTGGTGTGAAAAAAAACCACACGAATTCTGGGCTAAAAATACCACACATTCTCCATACGACCTGAACCCTTAAAATCATGAAAAAGAAATTCACATTAGCTACGAGTTCCCAATGCGGACCTTGCTACACCCTCAAAGCCCGAATCGAAAAGGAAAAGCTTGAGGTGGAGATTAAAGACTACACAAATCCCGAAAATATCGAATGGTTTAAGAAACATGGTATTCGTGCCGTTCCTCGTCTGGTGATTGAGGATGGGGATAACGTGGAGATCATTCAGGGCATGGACGACATCATCGAAGCATTGAAAAAATGAAAGCAGTATTAAAAAAGGCGACTTGGGGTGATTCTTTTCGTGAAAAGAGAAAGAGTTATGAATTTAATTTTTATGGAAAAAATGAGGAGGGAACTCTGAATATCGATTCCAATAGATTCTTACATGATCCAAACGAATCGGCAGATAATTACGATTTTGAGATTGAGATAAAAATCAAGGCTATTAGAAAACAGTCTAATGAAACAACCTTACAATGAAACAACAACCATCTCAAATAGAAGCCCAATGGGAAGTCGCTCTTCATTGCAAATGTCCCAAGTGTGAAAAATTTGTCAATCTATTGGAAGCGACTGATTTTTGGGATGGTCGGGGGTGGCTGGACATTCCTGAACATGGCACGGAACGAAGCAACAATCTGGAAGTCAATTGTCCAGACTGTGACCACGCTTTTGAAGTGTGTTGCGTGTGGTAAGCTTTTAAAAACTAGAATATAATATGGATATGACAAACGAAGAATTGAGAGAGACTGCGATGAAAGCACTTTGGAATGCTCAACAAAACGGAGACACTGAAGCTGCCCATGGTTACGCTGATAGCGCATTATGTGATCTATTGGTTGGGTTGGGCTATGCCGATGTTGTGACAGAATTTGACAAAGTTGAAAAATGGTATGCCTGAATAATTTTCCAATGATCGCTTCGGCAGCATCACAACATTGCCAGAACCTCCCTCTACCATTAATTTGGTAAGGAGACTGGCGGGATCGAGAAATGGAGCCTTCGGGTGTTCGGAAAAAGTCAGCAATGACAGGCATAAATTCCATAATCCTCAAACTCGGATGCTGAAAAGTTGGCGCGACAACGTGCCGAAGTGATCACCTTTTAAAAACATGATTAAGATTAAGAAACAACGCAAGGACTATAAGGAAATTCTCCTGATGGGTGACAGCCATTTCGGGCATGGAAAAGATTTCCTATATGTCCCAAGGGGATTTTCAAATCCAGAGGATCATAATAATTGGATACAGGAACAGATTGATGGCATCCATCCCGATAGCTTGCTCGTTCATTTTGGAGATGTCGGTCTGTCATGTGGTCCTGAAAGGATTCAGGAATTCATGATGACATTCCCATGTGAAACCCTCATGATTTTTGGGAATCATAATAGTGGTGTGCAACAACTCTATCAAAAACAATTACCAAAGGGATTTGAGAATTGCCAATTGTATCCCATGAAGATCACTCCCAACATCACTCTGATGGGATACGAATTTCTTCTGGATATTGATCGGGAACGATTCTATTGCCGACACATGGCTCCCTTGATCTGGCCGGATCAAAACAAGGGTAGAGATGCCCTTATTGGACATTCCCATGGCAATCTCCAGCAAGCCAATCCTGATGGGAATGGTTTTGGCAAGATGCTTGATGTGGGGGTGGAGAATGCCAAGAGATACAACGGAACCGCTTTCTTCAAGCTGGAGGAAGTCGTGGAAATCATGGCTAAGAAGGAAACATCAAAATTTGATCATCACTGATATGCAAGAATTAATTGAAAAGGTTGAAAAAACTAAAAAATGGATGAACACTGCATTCCACAAGTTGAATACTTTCGATACCGAACTTGACATTGAGGAATGTGGTGCTAATCTTGAGAAGCTTGAGAAACGGATAGCCAATCTCCGAAAGGAATGGGAAATTGAATATTCGTATCTCCAAAACGAAAAACAATAAAAACATATGAAGAAAACAAATGATACACGAACAATGCGTAGAGATAGAAAATGGCTTAGAAGTCCAGACCAAAGGAAACGTACCAAACTTTTTACGGTAAACATGATCCAGCGTAAGGACGGTTCCTTTCATATTTTGGGAGGTGGAGCCACGGCTGTAATTAAAACCAATTCCCGACATGCCATGGAAGTGCCTATCAATGTCCGTGATATGGCAACGGAGATGCGGATGAACGGTGTGACATCGTTCTAAGACATGATACCCCATCCCGTTTGTTTGTCGGGATGGGGTATTCTCTTTAAAAACTAGAATACAATGAGCGTGGACATGGAAGCAAATCCTAGAGAATACTTCTACGAGAAGTGGATTGATGAACACTTGAGAGTCCTTGAACTTGAGAATTTTGTGGGTCTTGTTGCTACTGGAAAGCGATCCGATGGGACGTATAATTATTGTAGGGAAGCATTGGAAGAAAAAGCAAAGGAACTATTGAAATGAAATACAAAATCAACATATCCGATGGATGCACGGCAGGGGGACATCTGGAAGTCAATGGTGTTGCTTACTCATGCGAAGACAAGCGATACGAGCTAACCAAAGAACAGCGTGAAAAGTTCCACGATGATCTGTTTGTGGAAATCAAGCGCATGTTTGATGATGGGGAAATCGGGGTGAATGATTTGGTGCAATTGCTTCCCGTTGAGGATACCCACTATTCAGAGACTTGCGATCAATGTGGGGATACTCAGGTGACAACTTATTACGAATTTGAAGTATGAAAACGCCCCCAAAACAATTACTCAAAAACATCTATTACATGGCTTTGTATCATCGTGACAAAGCTAATTTGAGAATGAATGATCTTTTGAGAGAAGACGAACTTAGAAAGAAAGACGAGGGGCTGTATAACGCTTATGCCTATGTTGTTCAGATGATCGAATATCACGATTCAATCGGATTGGTTGATTATAAAAAAGTCCATAATATGAAGGCAAAATTTCCAGAAACCCCAACACCGATCACAGCACCGCTTCTATGAAAAGAGAATATCACAATGCCATTTTTGACGAAAGATTTGAGTTGCTGCCAGAACATCATCAAGAAATGATACGAATGTTTTTCGGCTCAGGATGTTATAGCGTGGCGGAAGCTGTGATTCTTTGGATGAACAGTATGGATTGTTCTGCAAGTGCAAGAGAAATGATTCTTGACTATAAGAACGAATATGATAAATTGATGGACAAATATGAAATTTAGAATAGTTGAAAAAAGAAATGGGTTTGCTACATGGTATCATATAGAATACCTAACCAAATTTTTATGGTGGGAATATTGGGAGAATGCTACCAATGGAGTACACAGATTTTGTGGTTATCTTAATTCAGGATATGATTCTTTGGAAGCCGCTGAAAGAGGTGTTGAAATAATCAATAAATTTTCCATTCCAACTGGAGAAACGACTATTAAAGAATTTGAAATATGAAATATAGAATACAAGAAACAATTAATGGCAATGGTGTCAGCACCTTTACAGTTCAAGAAAAAATTCTTTGGTGGTGGACGAACAGTATGCAATGGCGCAGCAAACATGAAGCCGAAAACTATATCAGATTTCTACAAACAAAAGAAGTAAAATATCATACTGTAGAACAATAAAATGAAACAATACACAATAGGCATGACTTGTAGCGGCGGAAGTGCCATCGCAGGAAACTACATCACTGACACAAAGCGCAAGGCTCTAGCTATGGCAAAGAAAGAGAATGGGGATGAATGGACTTATTATGTCCACACTGAACAGAAAATCGGTCTGAAGGGTAGATACTATTTCATCGCCCGATATTGGAACGATGTGGACAATCAGTTGGAATTCGATGAACCTTATGTTCGCATTAAAAGCATGAGGTATGGAGATGAAAAGGATGCCGAGAAGTATTTGAAAAGTGTTTTGGAAAATTCGGATGATAAGGATTGGCAAATCTTTTGGATCAATACGGATAGGGATGATCGTAAAACACCTGAGAGTATTCGGGCTGATATTGAACTCAAACGTAAGGAAATGGAACTCTTGAAAGAGGGTGATTATGCTGCGTGGTTGGATTTGAAAAACGACTGTTAAAAACTAGAATACGATCAGCGCATGAATCAATTCTCCATCGATTATTGTCCCGCTCAATCTGCCAAATGGTTGGTGGATCGGCACATGAAGATGCTTCTTGAAAGCTGCCAAATGTTCTGCACAAATTTTCATTTACAAGGAATTGATGCTCCATACCAACAAACACATCCCAAACACCCAACGACGATTTGGCTACGCACATCATATGACAATTTCCTATGGGGACTTGAACACGCATATGCCATCGCATCCGAATATACAGCACGTTATCACAAACGTCATAAGTCAGAGGATGTATTGGATTGGGTAGAATCAAATAGCTGGAGACTTGGTTTTGATTCGGAAGCTCAGACACCATTCGCCCTTGCTATCGCGGAGGATGCCATTTGTAGGACACTTCCAGAGTGGAACGATGTTGATGAGGTGGGGAAGTATAGACTCTTCTACAAGCATGATAAGGCACACTTACATGCTTGGAAACGCAATAAACCGGAATGGATCGAATGAAATCACTGATCATAGGTAGTCACGCTATCCGCCATTGGTTTCCCGATTTTTCAAGGGAACCAAAGGACATGGATTACATGTCTGAACAAGGTAATAGCACGAAAGAAGTGGAATATCTCTGGATACCAGAATATCAATATTTTTTAGATAATAATCAAGATGATCGGTTTCTTGACAAGGATCATCTATATACGCTAAAATTATCCCATTTGGGATGGGACATATTCTGGGAAAAACACGTATCCGATGTATGCTTTCTCAAATCAAAAGGATGTGTGGTCAATGAAAAGTTATATAAGAAGTTGGTGAAGGCATGGATATTGAAACATGGCAAACAATGGGCTTCCCTGAAAGGTAAGGATTCCCAAACATTCTTTGAAGATGCAGTGAAGAGAAAGTATAATCACGATTCGATTCACGAATGCGTAGCCATCTACGACAAACCCTTATACGAATCCTTGGTATATGAGGGGGTATCATGCTCCAAAAAAGGATTTGACAAACTCTCCCATGATGATAAATTAAATCTTGTGAAAGAGGAAGTGTGGGTGACTGCTCTGGAAAGGTATCTAATCCCCCATGATTTCAAATTCTCGAAAATTGAAGCGTATCAAAAATCTTTGAAGAAATTGGCCACAACCATGAGTAGTGGTTGGTTCAAGTTCTTCATCCTGACAAACATTGATGTCCTGAGAAACGATAGAGATTTCTCTTACATTGATAAATTTAAACAAGCAGAACAACAAAACAAATTAAGACTAATATGAAAACAAGCAAAGAAATAGAAGCGGAAATTGCTCGTATGCAGCAAGAATTGGAAAAAGCGAAGGAATTGGAAAGCGAAAAGCTACCCGATATTCTGGAGAATTTCAATCCCAAGAATATCAGAAACGTTCTCAGGTTCTTGGAACCAAAGGATAGTGCTGACAAATATCTCAAAAATCCAACAGCATATCAATCGAAATGGGGTATTGATGAATATTCCTTTTATGATAGTATGGAAAAAATTCAATTTGGCGATTGGGTGGTGCAAGTAGTGAATCAACAAGGGGGTGGGGAAGGTGAAGGAGAACATTGGCACTGCGTCTTCAAAGTTGAGAAGAATGGGACATTAATGGGACATTACTACATTCCCGGTTATTATCAGTCCTATAACGGCACGGAGATTGAATGGGATAGCATCTACGAAGTTGAGCCATATGAGAAGATGGTGATCGACTGGAAAACCAAAGGATAAAAACTAGCGTATGGTTGTTCCATGTTGAAAGCGAAAGGAACCATCAGGGTTGACTCATCCAAGTCCCGCATTGTTGTGGAGACGGGATCGGATATTCTTGATTATTATCATTTTTTTATCCAGCGCGAATATTGGATCAATCTACAGAAGCCCTTGCATGATGCCCATATAACAGTTGCAAACGAAAAATTCCACAAAGATGTGGATTGGAAGAAAGCTGAATACTATGATGGGGAGGAAATTGAATTTGAATATGATCCATACCTTGTTCGCGGGGGATACACCAAGGGATTCATCATGTTTTATCTGAAAGTCTATTCTGAAGAACTTGACAAAATGAAAAAGGAGCTTAACATTGTGGATAGCGAAGGCTATCGCGGACTTCACCTTACAGTGGCGAACGGAAAAAATGGTAATGTTCAACCATATTGGCCGGAAATGATCACCGTTAAAAACTAGAATACAATAGAAAAATATGAATACAGCACAAACACTAATTAGATACATTAGAAACAAGAAGGGACAACCCCGTGGGGTGGTCGTAGCTCTGCGGGATAAGAACGAGGTTTGCTATGGCTATTCCATCTGCAATCCGATTGATCGTTGGGATAGGCATGAAGGATTGAACCGAGCCATTTCCCGTGCAAAGGAAAGGGAATATGATCTTCCCACCGCTCCAAACACAATCAAACAAATTGTGGAAGGATATGAAAATCTCTCCAAACGTGCCGTGAAATATTTCAAGGATTTGCCAAGGGAGATGGTGGAATTTGATAGCATTGAAATCATTCAATAATGGTTGAAGAAAAAACATTACCTCTCCACGAACTCAAATACTACCATGGTGAAAGCCTTGGTTTTGTATTTTCAGGCGTATTACCATCTTCCAATGATGCCATCCAGCGATTGGCGAACAATCTGGTGGGGTGGGGGGTATCCAAAAAGCTACCGGAGTTCTATGTTCGGGTGACTCCAAATGAAGTGGCATTCATTTACGCTCCCGATTCAGAATTTAAGCAAGCGGCATTCTATCAAGCATGTAGGCAGTTCAACGTGATGGGAATATTTACCATTGACACATTGGCATCATGGCTTAAATTACATTAATATGAAAAAGAAATACTTAGTGGAAGCTTTGGCAGCTTTTGAGGATGATGATCACATCATGATTGGGGATGATGCTTTATCATGGGTTCCAAAAATTACTAAAATATGCGGTGGTAGAATTCCATATATGGTATATTATTGTATTCGTAATAAGGGGCATACTGGTAGATGTTATTGCACCTGTAAGGATGTGGACTTCGATGCTGAAATATTTGATTGATGGATTACCAATTGATTATGCTGCCATTGGAAGCTGGGGGAACATGTATCCTTGATTATGATCCTGAAATCCATGAGAATATGGAAAAATCCATCATGCTATGTGGTAGGGAGGATTTGGTGTTGTGTTCCGTTCCCGTGGAATATCAGGGTAAATGTTCCTTACACTTGATAAGTGATAATGAGAATTTAGATGACTTTTGGGAAGCGTGTGTTAAGGTAAGCGACGATGAATAACGAAATAATATTACCGATTGAATTGTTTGATGGTCGCCTATCTCTCCTTGAGATAGGGACAGTGGGCGTTATCATGTCTTATCCCCACCAAGCCAAGGATGTGCTTGACAAATGGGATGGAACTGTTATCTTCAACCAGACGATCAACGAGATGATGGATCGGGGAATGATTACCGTGGAAGGTGATGAACTGGTATTGAAAATCGATGATGAACAACCAAAGTATAATAATATGAAAATTGAAACGGCATTAAACGAATTGTATAACAATGGAATTTGCAATGAGGACAACGTGGAAGCGATCCGTGATGTCATGGAAGAGCTTTCCAACGAATTCTATCATTTGGGTTATGAGGATGGTAGGATTGATTTTAACGCGGATGGTGATACATTCACTGCATATGGTAAGAAAGAGGACTTCTCTTAAAAACTAGACTACACTGATACCATGGAAAGATTAATTGTTGCTGCTGCCATGCTAATGGATGATGGGGATGTTGTGGTCGGTATCCGACACTTTTCCCCTGAAATGCGTAAGATTATGTTTAAAGCTTATGGGGAAAAATATCATTTGAAAGTCAAGGAACAAGGATTTGTGGATCAAATGGGGGTATTTTTAAGTCGTGAGGATGCTTGGAAAATAGCTGAAAAAGAAGGTCAGATCAGACGAAAAGTATCTTCTGATGGAACGCTCTACAGTGAGAACCTTTATTAAAAACTAGATCACACTCAGGACATGAAGTAAGCAAGCTAAAGATCTCTAAGTAACGAACACGAAACGAACACTAAAACACATTATGACTCCAGTATACATTATCATCAACGAATACGGAAACAAGCATTACTACAAGGACAAAGCAATGACGATACGCCATCGTGAAGACGGTCCTGCGGTTGAACTTGCCGATGGGAGTAAAGC